TGTATAAATTGTACCTGTACCATTTAACAAAGTAGAACCCGCAGTTGCAAAACCTTTACTTGCTAAATATGTAATAGTAGTATTGGTAGAACTTTGTGGAATATATCCAGTCAATGCTGTACCCGTTGTATTATTAACGACATTTGCAGTTACTGAACTTAAGAATTTTGTATTTGGAGATGCGTCTGGAGCTGATGCAGATAATAAACCTGCAACAAATCTTAGAATTTCAGAAACATCTGTATTTTTTGTAAAGTTATTAAAGTATGATCCCACTAGATTTGATTGCCATTGATTTGAGGTTGGCACACCCACATTTATGTTTTCCGCATGAATTGATTGAGATACCGATAATGCGTATTTATTTGATACTACACCATCTGGAGAATTCAATAATGCAATTGTAGAACCTGTTATTTCAATATTATTTGTAGTTGCGTATACAGATCCAGTTGGTTTGAATATTGTTGCTGCATCCATTGATGCACTTAATTGTGCAATTGATTGAGAAACATACGGATAATTTGCTAATTGTATTTCAGCACCTTTTAAACCCGCTGCCCAATAATCATTTGTTGAATCCCATATTAATGAACCAGTTGCTATACTTGCTCCCGTTGGATCTTTTACATATAATCCACCATTTGCTAAACTATTACCATTTAATTCTAATATGTTATCTCCTAATTGAATAGTTGATGCCGCTATATTTACAATTGAAGAACTTCCTAAAATTGTAAGGTTACCTGCAATTGTTGCAGAACCACTAACATATAAGTTTTTACCAATACCAACACCACCACTAACGATTAATGCACCATCGTTCCATGTAGTATTTTGTGTTGAATTTTGTATAGTTGTAATACCACTTACTTCAACATTACCAGCTGTTTGTAATTTTATTTTTTCAGAACCATCGGTAGTATCAATTGTAATATATGGATTAGTTCCTTCTTTAACACTTAATGCACCTGCTGTATTATCTTTAACTTTGATATCAGTTGCAACATAAGATGTATCAATCGTTCCACCACTTACTATTAAATTATTTGTAAGTGATACATTTCCACTATTAAAATTTGCAGTACCTTTAACTAAAACAGATGCCGAAATTTGAACTACGTCTACTGCACTATTATCTCCTAAATATGTAGAACCTGAAACTGTTAAATTATTTTCAATTATTTCAGAACCCTTTAAGAAAATACTTCCTGTTTGAACAGTTGAACCTGATATATTTACTGATGCTGTTACATTTAATAAATCCGTAACATCATTACCTATAAAAGTAGAACCCGAAACTGTTAAATTATCTTTTATTCTAACATTTCCTGCATCAAAACTAGTTGAACCAGAAAGTGTTAACGAACCTGTTATTTTTATTAAGTCAGATGCGTCATTTCCTAAAGATGTTGAACCCGTAACTATTAAGTTATCTTTTATTCTAACATCACCTGAATTAAAATTGGATGTACCTGAAACAAATAAAGATGAACTAACCGTCAATGTTTGTCCACCACCTGTGGCACCATATGTAGAGGAACCACTTACTACTAAAGAGGTAACGATTTGAACCGTATCCAATTTCATAGTAACTGCCTTTAAATCATCTACAAATGCAGTACCACTAACGTGTAGGTCTTTCCAATTTAATGTTGAAGAACCTAAATCAAATGAGTTTGTTACAGTTGGTAAAATTGATGAACTTACTTCACCACCAAATACAATTAAATCCGTAGTTTGGTTACCAATATTAATATTACCACCCAAAACAATGTTTCCACTAATATTTGCATCACCTCTTAAATAAAGATTTGATGCAGTAATATCTCCACTTGCAGAAATGTTTCCTCTTGCTTCAATACTTCCTGTTACTTGGATTGAACCATTTATAGATGATAAAGTAATTTTATCAATACTTCTACCTTCTAAGTTACCGGTTAAATCCATATTTGTACTTCCACCAGAACCATCATTTCCTAATATGTAAAGTGTTTGGTCTGCAGTTGAATAAAACGGAGTACCATCTAATGTAGAACCATATGTTCCAGCAGCAAGAGTTGGTTTGTTTGTACCTTGATAAATCTTAGAAACTGATTTAAATACACCTGCAACACCTTCATCGTTTATGTCTGGAGACCCTATAAATACAAAGGGGCCGATTAAATCACTTACTGAACCTGATGCTACGATTAATTCGGCGTTTCTTGTAGTAACATTTTTGATGCCACTAATACTACCCCTACGATGTTTTATGATTTGAGCCATGCTTTACTTAATTAATATAGTTATTCTAATCTATAAATATGTTTTTTTAATATAAAAATCATTTATTCCTTTAAATTAAAAAAATCCACCTAAGTCTATAACTCCAGGTAATTGTGCAACTGTATCTTGTACATTTGATGTTGTTCCAATTGTTCCTACTCTTTGAACATAAATTGATGCAGATGTTGCGGTTCTATTGATTGCATCTATACTTGCGGATATCTGATTATCAACAACGGCTATTGCACCTGAAACAATTAATGAATATTCATCATCTGTTCTAGCTCTAACGGTTAAAGTACCGAGTAAATCTAACGATCCGGTAATCGGAACATCAAAATTGGTAAAATCTATTTGTTTGGGTTGAATTAACTCTGCCATTTGTATCCTTTGTGTCTTATTTTATATATAAATATTGAATATATTATATTACAAAAACTTACCTTTTACATAAATATTTGTCTTATTTTTATTAGTAGAATCAATACCAATAAATTCATTGATTATTAAATGAACTCCTGTTTCGGAGTGTTCTATTGTCATATATGTTGGAACTTTCACACCATTAACATATAAATCAAAGTTGGTTGGATTTATTTCAGTTGCTCCTTGTAAATAAACACCAGTAAAAGTAAGTTTAATTCTTGCGTCGTTTAATATTTCAACTATATCAGGTTGTTTAAATACCCAATTTGCAGTTATATCAAGTATACTTTTTCTAAATCCTAATACCAAATCTTTTTCATTTCTTTGTATTGTAGTAACATTTGGATTTGTACGAATTTTTGAATTAAATGTTTTTTTAGTTCTACTATCAAATGACGTTTCATAATCATAATTTTGTACTGACGTAAAACTTCCCGAAAATAATTGGTTTTGTTCTGTAAAATCTTTTACTAATTTATCGGCAAAAGTTGCTCCTTCAATTTTATTAATATTTGTTTTAGGTATAACCCTACTTAATTTTTTAGTATTTGAATTAAATATCTTCATTATCCTCTAAATTCTATATCTGCTAAAACGTGAACTTTATCCGTATTATTTAAAACATATGGAAAGTTTGATTTTTTAAATTTTATATTAAGTCCATCACTCATTTCTTCAATATCATAATCTATTGGACTTATAACAATAGAATTTATATAAACGTGAATTCTATTTTCATTTTTTATTCTTTGGATTTCTCTCAAATATAATTTAAAAAACCAATTGGTTGCAATGAATATATAATAACCACCATTATCATTTTTAAAAGTACAAACGGCTTGATTATCCGTATTATACACATTAACCATGTCTAAAAATGAATTTTTCATTATAGATTTATAAATTTACCGATTATTGCAACTTCATATCCTGTTATTTCTACATTATAACCTAAAACAGATGGATTAAATATTATTGTTAAATTATTTCCATTTGTAGTTTTTGTATATGCACCAACTTCCTCATAAACTCTAATACCATTTAAATAAACTTTAAGATTATCATTGTTATTAACAGTAGATGATAAAATAGAAGGTACTGGTATCATTTTTATATTACTACCTGTGTAATTATTTCTTGTGACTGCAGTTAATATTTTAGAATTGTTTAAATTTAACCAGTCTATCACATCTTTATTATCATAGTATGGAGATGATTTTGTTAATAATCCTTCCAATCTACCATTAGCAGTTACATCCACTTCGGTTGAAACCACCACTCTTTTTGTAGACATAGATTTTTTAGTTGTACTTTCTCCATCAAATTTTTCTGGAAGTAAATATGCTTTAACTGAAAGTGTGAATTCTACTCTATTGATTCTTTCAGTTCCTTCACCCACTTCATTTACAACATTAAAATCAGAAACTTCCGTTCTAAATTTAAACTTATCTTTGTCTCCCCAATATTGACCAACAAAATTTAATTGTTCAATGACTTGGTTTAATTGTTCGGTATAACTCGTCCAACCCATACAATCATAATTAACCTCAACATATTCCGGCATTTGGATTTTATACATTTCCAATTTTGGTTTAGCTGAAGAACCCAATAAAGTAAATCTATCGTATCTATTATCTTTTGAATATTTTGTAACACCTTGATATGATACATGTCTCTTTAACATTGGCATTGTATCATCTTTTGAAATAGATGTTCTTCTTAACATTAATAAAGGTAATTGAAGTTTACCCTTACCATCTCTATACACACCTTGTCTTCTTGCACCATTCCATCTTTCCGAATTACCATATATAACAGGTATTTTTAATACTTTACCATTGTCATCTAATTCAGGTAAAACAGTGTCTTCCAAATAAGACATTATTGCATAATCAATATCAAAAAGAGATACACTTTGTTTAAGGTCTCCTTTTTTTGATTTTATTTCAGTGCCCCTGTTTATGGGTTGCTTTAATGGGTTTGTAGACATATTATTTTATTCTTTCTTCTATGTTTAAATCTGATTTTCTTACCATAAATGCAGAACATACTACACTCATATTTCTACTAAAATCACTTTCCAAATCATCCGATAATTGAGGGTTTCCACCAATAAATTGAGATTCATTTATGTTATCAATTTCATAATAAGAATTGTCAAAATAAACTACATCACCAATTTCCGGGTATGCATTTTTTTCGTTTAACATATATCTATCAAATCTAAATTCAATACTTTGTGCAGTATCCGAACCAAACCCTTCATATGCCGTAGTTCTTGGGTCTTTATTAATAAGTACATACAATTCAATACCAGTATGCCATGTTTTATTCATAGCTTCACCATACAAATTAATTTTAGTTTCATTTAAATTAATCTTAAACAAAACACAAATATTTTGTATAACTTCATCTACTATTTCTCGGGCAATACCTTTGAAAAAAGTAACATCTCTATTGGATATAAATTTTGGCATATTATCCTACATATAATTTTAAAGGAACTTTTCTTAACATTTCTTGGTGGTGGTTAGATTCATGTGTTTTATTTTCCATCACATTTTTTCTACTCATCTCTTCTAGGTTTTCTCTCAATTCTTTTACTAGTTCATCCTTTTCAACTTGTGCCTCACTTCTTAATGCAGCACCATCTAAACTGACTTCACCATCTGGAATTGGAACCGATGAATATTTTTCTCTAATTGCTCCTAATAATTCTTTAGATAATGCAAGAGTATATTTTCTAATCCATTGTTTACCAACATCATTTATATTACTATATTGAATAAAATCATATGGAATATCGGAATAATCAGAAAGTGAATCAGCTTGAATACTTTGAGAATCATGTTCAAATTCATCTCTACTTATATATTCAAAATATAATCTTTTTAATACATTAGTTGGTATTGGAAAGATTTCTAATTTATTATCTACTATATTAAAACTAAATGTTGATTTTCTAATATGGTCATTGAATTCAATTTGTTGCATTCTCAATACATCCTCATATAAAGGCATCATTAAGAATTGTGCTGCAGGAGAAAATTGGCCAAAACCTAATTCACTCATTAAATTCAATGTACCTTGTGCACCTACTGAATATGGGTCAAAGAAACGAGCAATTGCAGGAGTTGCTTCGTAAAATACTTTAGTTACATCCACAGTAGAACCACTTGTATATAATGTTGCAAAAGATGATGACGTTTCTACATCAATTGCATTTGTCATTAAATCGTATTTTTGTTTTCCCGCTACTAAATTAATATATGCTTTTTTAATTGATGTTGAACCACCCACTCCGGCTAATGTACCATATTGTTGAGACATACGGACTGTAGTTGGTAAATAAGAACCATCTACTAATGTTTGAGAATAATTGTTTCTACCACCATATGCTTCTTTTTTCTGACCTCTTAAAATATCAAGGTTATTACGAATATTAAATTGATTTACTTGTGCAGAATATTCCGATGTGGATTCTTCAAAACAGGAGTATATTTGTTCATCAATTAATTCAACATCTACAATTGGATAACCCAATCTTCTTGCAACCCATATTGCTGTTTTTGGTGCATCAGTATAAAAGTCATGGTCTAAATCATATATACCAAACGGAGTTAGTCCTAATGATGAAGTTGTTGAACCCGAAAATGCTACTATTGCAGAACCACTTCCTGGCCATTTTAAATTTAAAGACATATATAAAAAGTTATAGTTTTACTACTATAAATATGAATTATATAAATAAAAAAAGGGAAAGTATTTCTACTCTCCCTTTTTCTTTATTGTAAGT